GTAACTAGTTACATCTAATAGATTATTAATTTTTTAATTTATATATTACATAAATAAATTATATATTACATATTGTGTAATATGTAGAGTAAAAAAAATTATTAAGTAGTAGAAAAAAGGTGTTACAACTAGTTACAACTAGTTACATCCGCAGAAACACTGGCTCCAAACTAGACACATTAGGAGTTACATTGTGATATTTGTAATGGGAACTTTCTTTAAATTTCAATAGTGGTTTATTTTTGATTAACATAATCACCAGTCAACTGGTAGTATTTTATTGCGCCTTTTCTTTTTCTTTCTTTGGCCTCTTCTTTCTTTTTGATAAGTTCGGTTGCTGTTAGCTGTCTGGTTGGTAATGGGTCGCCTTCAATAGATATAGCTGTGATAGAGTTCTTTTTATGCTTGTCTAGTAGCTTTATTATGGCGTCATGTACGCACCTAGCTTTAATGTATTGTGTCCTCTCACTGTTTCTATATTTGTATTTAACGAAATATTTGAACAACATATTAATAATACTGTTTCGTTTGTTTTAGGTTAGTTAGTGGATTTAGTGTATTTGATAAAGCCCTATAATCCCTAAGAATTGTATTGGGTCTATCTCCTCTAAACAACATAGTCCATTACGCTTACATAAGCGCATTAAACTTACAAAAGCTAACTAAGCTTAAAACATATTATTGATTTTTCAAGATTAAATCCAAGAAAGTTTATTGAAATTTCAAGCGTGCCTTTCGCTCTCATCGTGGCAATTTTGAAAGTGTAGGCGGTGTAGTGAGGTGGTACCCCGAAAAACAGTTTGCCACCCCCGTCATCACCTATTTCACCTCTATAATCCCATGTACATTAACGGCCGGCTCAAAATATTTTTTAAGGCTCACACACGGGCCACTCGCTCTCAAAGCTAATTTAGTCTTTTGCTTGACATTTCAATAATTAGTTCTTACAATATGGTTTACAAGTATATTCAGTTGTTAGTAAAACAAATGAAAAATCTCTTTAAAGACGAACAAATACAAAAAAGATTTGACCCATTTATGGACAAATTAAAGAAAACAACTAAACAGATGCCCCCATTAGAGGAAATACACGACCCGAATAAGCCCGGCAGTACCGATGTGGTGCCATACGACCTTAAAGCCTATGCCTTTTTTGAGGAATATAAAAAGGATTTGGATGTAGATCGTACGCTAAAAACCCTTAACATCCCCAAAAGAACTTACAACCAATGGTTAGATCAGCCAAAATTTACTGATGTTCTTAACAGGATACACCAAGCGTACGAGGACGCAGTATTAATGGATGCCAAAACAGTGGCTGGTTGGAGTGTTGAAATACTTAGAGACATCCACAATAGATTTAAAGAAGGTGATTCTAAAGCTGGTAGTGCCTTAGCTGCTATGGCTGGTAATATGCTTAGAGCCAGTGGTAACTTTAAGGATGCCACGCAAACAGCGCCACAGGTATTAATTCAAATTGATACTGGCAACGCTACCCCTAAGAACAACGACACGCAAAACACGCAACCAAAAGTAATCAACGCAACACCACAAGAATCAACAAACAAAAGCGACCATAGTATTAATATTAACATTAAATCAAAAGAAAATGACAAACAGCGTATTGCAAATATGTCCATCTTGTGCGGAGAATAACGGCGCAACATGGAAGAATCCACGTAACACCGCACCAATGTTTCTTGGTGTTTGTGGTTGTTGTAAGGAAATAGTACCGTGTACTCACATACAATTCTGGCAAGGCATAAAGAGCGATTCTCAACTAAAGACACCGGATGATCTCAAGAAAGACGAAAAGAACGCAAAGCGTAGAGCAGCTAATAAAGCAAGTAATCAGTCTCAACCATCAAGCGATCTTTTAGGTGATGGCGAAGAACAGAAATAATCCATACGAGCAAGCACCAGCAACGCCAACGTTCAAGCTTAATTACCAAGCTAGTCCGACTTTAGCTGACTTCCACGCATCAAATGCGTTTGTTAGAGGCGTTAAAGGGCCGATAGGTTCTGGTAAATCAGTGGGTTGTTGCCTTGAGATATTCATTAGAGCCAAGCAACAGCACCCATCAACGGATGGTAAGCGCCGTACTAGGTGGGCTGTGGTGAGGAATACAGGGCCAGAACTGGAAACAACGACTATTAAAACATGGTTAGATTGGTTCCCAGAGGCGGTATTTGGTAAGATGAATAGAAAGCCGCCAATCACGCACCGTGTTGCTATTGAGGATATAGAGCTTGAGGTGATATTTCTTGCTCTTGATAGGCCAGATGATGTTAAGAAATTACTATCCTTAGAAGTAACTGGCATATTCTTTAACGAGGCTAGGTTTATCCATAAAGATATTGTGGATGCTGGTACAGGTCGTGTTGGTAGATACCCAGCAAGAAAAGAAAAACCAGATGAAGTACCGGACGATCAGTGGCCAACATGGTATGGTATTATTATGGATACTAACCCACCAGACGATGACCATTGGTGGTATAATGGTGCAGAGGTGGATACACCAGAAGGTTGGGAATTTTGGGGTCAGCCATCGGGATTATCACCAGAAGCAGAAAATATAAAACATCTACCACGAGGATATTACGAAAGGATTGCCGCAGGTAAAACTAAAGAGTGGGTTAATGTATTTGTACATGGTAAATATGGTACTATCCAAGATGGTAAGCCGGTATATGGTGAATCTTATAAGGATGAAGTGCATTGCTCAATGGAAGGGCTGAAATTAATACCAATGGTGCCGCTAGATATTGGTATTGACTTTGGTAACACACCAGCGGCTTTGATAACCCAAAGTTCACCAACTGGTCAAAGAAGATGTTTAGAAGAGATAGTAACGCATGATACATCAATCCAAGATTTTGCCAAAATATTAAAACAAACATTAGCTAGAGATTATCCGGGTTTAGAAGTTAGATGTTATGGCGACCCGTCTGGGGCGTTTAAAGACCAACACCAAAAGACAGCGTTTGACATTATGAAATCTCAAGGGATTGTTGTAAGACCAGCGCCGTCAAACCAAATTAAGATGAGAACGGAAGCAGTAATACACGAACTTAATCGCATGGTTAATGGGCAGCCAGCGTATATTATTGATGGTAAGAAGTGTCCAACGCTAAGAAGAGGCTTTAATGGTGGTTATCGCTATCGTCAGCTTAATGTATCTGGGGGTGGTAAATTTGAAACTACACCAGAGAAAAACCAGTTTTCGCATATACATGATGGTAATCAGTATGTGGTACTATCAACTGGTTCTTATCGTGCGATTACTAGAGGAAACCAGAAATCAACCTTAAAAACTGTAATAGGTAAAAGTAATTGGAGCGTATGGAATCAGTAGTCTACGTAACATGGTATGTGGTGTTCACAAATCACGATGTGAATAGACACCCGATACATAGAATATTATGCAAACCATTTTACCATTGCTATTGTTTTCGCCAAGTTGGGGAGCATATCCACTATAATAACCCAACTACTTCAAACATAGATACCAAGATTTATCAAGAAGTAAGTGCCGAAGAATTAGCTCAAGAGATTTCAAGACAACCAAATACAAAAGTCTTGAAATTTAAATATAGATTTGACATTAAGAATAGAATGTTTAATATTTATAATATGGCGCCAACTTGCGTTAGTGTTGTAAAAATGTTTTTGGGTATTCGCTGTAGAGCGGTTACCCCATATCAGCTTTACAAATACTTACTCAAGCGTGGGGCGTTCCATTTAACTAATAATAAATGAAATAAGTTATGGGAAGTAGACCAAAAGCGCCAGACAATAGCGCACAAATTAAAGCAGCCGAAGAGCAAAGCGCTGAATTAAAACGCCAGCAAGAAGAGGCTAGAATGGCTAAAGAAGCTTTGGCTCAAAAGAATACCGATGAACTAAAAGGTGTTCGTAGACGTGGGAGAGGTAGAGCATCTCTTATCACTACTTCTGGAAAGGGATTTACAGAAAATAATAAATTGACTCCGTAATTTATGGATAAGAAAGATACTCTTTATAAGCGTTTTCAAAATGCGGTTAGACGTAAAACAAATTGGCGCAATACATATAAAGAGGCACTTGAATATTTTTCGCCTCAAAGAGACACGTTTGATGACCCACAAGAAGGTTCTAAGCGTACTAATACTGATCGCATATTTGACTCAACCGGTCAAGATGCACTTGATGAGGCGGTATCTAATGCACAAGCCGAGATATTCCCACCACAGAAAAATTGGGGTAAGCTTAAATTAGGCCCACTACTTAAAGACAAATCCGGTGATCTTAATAAAAAACTAGAAGATATTACCGATTTATTTTTCACTTCACTTCACAATAGTAATTTTGACATCCAAGTAGCAGAGTTCTTAGAGGACTGGATGATTGGTACTGGTAATATGCTTATGCACAAAGGTACCAGAGATAAACCATTTATCTTTGAAGCTATACCGCTAGATCAAGTTTATCTTGAAAGAGGCAAATTCGGTTCTGTTGGTGGTAGGTTTCGTAAATGGAGATTACCAAATCATCTTATTAAAGAGACATGGCCAGACGCTAAGTTATCTCAAACGCTTCAAGCAGCAATAGAAACTAACCCATACGAAGAAACCTGCATCATTGAGTACACTATTCAAGATAAGGTTAAAAGTAGAGTGCTTACTCAAGACAGGGGCGGTAAGTCTATCAGTAAAGAACAAATGACTGATGGCTTCCGTTATATTGTACAGGAAGAAAAAACAAAAGAAGTAATTGTTGACCGTGAGAATAAGAGCCAACCGTGGATTAATGTAAGATACGCAGTGTCAGCAGGTGAAGTTTACGGAAGAGGCCCAGTATTAAAAGCATTAGCTGACAACAAAACTTTAAATAAAACTAAAGAGCTAGTTCTTAAAAATGCTGCTTTAGCAATATCCGGTATGTGGACTGTGGTTGATGATGGTATTATCAATCTTGAAAATATCGTTATGGAGCCGGGTGCTAAGATACCAGTTATGGCTAATCCGGGTAATCCAAATGGGCCGAGCATTGCACCACTTCGTAGTGGCGCTGACTTTAATGTGAGCCAGATCATTATACAAGATTTGATTAAATCTATCAAAGGTATTTTGATGGCTGAACCAATGGGTGAGATTGATGCCCCAGTTAAGACAGCTACCGAGATTGCACATAGAGCGCAAAGAATGGCAAAGCGTATGGGTTCACCTTTTGGTCGTATGCAAAGTGAAGGTGCAGAACAAATTATGATGAGAGGTTTATACATACTAGAAGAATTAGGTATGATTGATCTTAGTGGATTTACTGTTGATGGTAATAATATCGGTATTCAACATGTGTCGCCATTAGCTGTTGCTCAAGACCAAGAAGAATTAACAGCAATGACTAGATATGCTGAAATAGTTAGTGGCTTCTTTGGCCCACAAGGTTTAATGATGATGACTAACCCAGTTGAATTTGGTGCGGAGCTTTCAAGATTACTTGGCGTAAGGTCAAATATTTTACCAACCCAAGAACAAATGGATGCTATCAAGCAAGTATTAGCTCAACAAGCTGGTGCTGCTCAAGGTGCGCAGCCAGAACAACCAATGGTTTAACTATGACTCAAGAAAGATGCCGTAATGGCCGACATACTTATTTATCAGCACAACCAAAACCGAGATGGTGTATTTGGTGCAATCATAAAGAAGAAATAGAAGAGCCGAAACCGGCTGCCCCTAAGAAGAAAAGAACTTACAAAAAATCAACTAAAAAGAAATAATATGACTGACGGATGGAAAGGTCTTGAGGATATTGAAAATCAAAAAATAGAATCTCTTGGTTTGAGCGATGATGAAGTTATGATCGCTCAAGCTTTCAAAGGCGAGAAAGGTGCTAAGGCTCTTGAAGCTTTACGCCGCATTACAATAGAGAAGCCTAGCTTTCAATCAATGTATACCGATGGTGTTAATACTGCTATTGGTATGGCATTGCGTGAAGGGGAGAATAACCTCTATCGTAAAATTTTATTAATAATTAAAAAAGTAGATTCACATGGGAACAGAAAATCTAAATGAAGGCCAACCAGCCGATGTGTCTAACGACACAACGACTGCCCCGACAGACAATACATCTGCTGGGGAGTCAAATAATAACCAAACTCTATTAGCTGGTAAATATAAATCAGTTGAAGAATTAGAAAGAGGTTATCGTGAAAGTACCAAATACGCTAGAGAGTTAGGTACGAAGATCAAAGATATGGAAGGTGCAGCACCAAAAGCACCAGAAAACTATGAGTTTGATTTTAATAATGTTGAAGGTTTGGAAGGCGTAGAAATATCTGTGGACGACCCAGATATGAAAGCTATGATTCCAGTATTTAAAGAGTTAAACCTAAGTCAAGACCAAGCGTCAAGACTAGTAGAAGCTCATTTAAAAAATATGGCTTCTTTAGCAGAATCAAACGATCAGATTAAAGAAAAATTAGGTTCAAATGCTGATACTATTATTGGTAAGTTGCAGGAATTTACTGACAAATTACCGCCGGAAGATCAACAAATCCTACAATCATTAGCTGATACTTCGGCTGGTATTGATTTCTTATACCGTCATTTAGTTGGTGGGGAGTTATCAACACCGGGATTACAAAACAATAATGGTACACCTCAAAAGAGTGCTGCCGAGTTGAAAGCTGACGCATTTAAGTTTAAAGCTGACAATGCAAAGTCTATCGGTTTTGACAGAACACAGCAAGAACAGTATCAGAAAATGATGCGTGCTGCTCTAGTTGCCGAAGAGAACGAGGCTAAAGCTAAAAAGTAATTGACTCTTTAAATTTCAAGAACTATTATTGAAATATAAAGCGGAATCTGACTAACCCGACATAGTAATATGTTGGCCTCTGATGAAGCGGTTTTTGGCGTAAAAACTAAAAGTACGCAAGATCAAGGCCCCGAAAGGACAACCCTTATCGTTAAGAAACTTAATAATTTTTTAACAACATATTATATATTACTATGTCAAATAATATTTTAGATACCTTAGAGGTAAAACAGTTTGAGGCAGAAGTGCATCAATCTTATCAGGAAGAAGGTAATACTCTTGCTGAATGTACCAGATACAGACGTATCAACGGTAACAAAACTCAATTCCCAATCTTAGGAACTTTAGCTGCGGCTGAAAGAGTAATTGGAACTCCTGTAGTTGCTACTAATCAAAGTGCATCTGCTGTAGAGGTTCAAACTACTAAATACTCTGTAGCTCAATGGACTGACATTTTCTTACAAGGCGAAGTTAACTTTGACGCTAAACAAGAAAGTGCTAAGGCTGTTGCTATGGCTGCTGGCCGTAAAGTTGACCAAGTGGTTATTGACGCTTTAGAACTATTAGACGGTTCATACACTAACACTGTTGGTGTTGCTATCGGTGGAGCTAATACCAACTTAAACGTTGCAAAATTAGCCGAAGCTGCAAAGCAACTTGACATTAATGGTGTACCTTCCGCTGATCGTTTTGGTGTCATTCATACCAATTCTCATCATTCATTAACTCAAGAAACTACTGTTGCATCATCTGATTACAACAGCAATAGAGTTCTTGCTAATGGTAAGATCAACGATTACTACGGTTTCAAATTCAAGCAAATCGGTAACTTAGCTGACGAAGATGGTTTGGCATTAGCTTCTAATGTTCGTAACAACTTCTTCTTCCATAAGTCTGCAATCGGTCTTGTAATGGGTATGGAAATCAAAGTAGAAATTGAGTACCACCAAGATTACGGTGCGCACTTAGTAACTGCTTTCTTCTCTGCCGGTTCTAAAGTAATCGATGAGTTAGGTATTTCTTTCGTAGATACTTACGAAGCTTAGTTTTGTTAACCTTTAATTAGATTTTATTATGGCTTTTTCAAAGAAAAATTTAGTCTTGGTAAACCAAAGTGGTGTACCGGGATCTCCAAAAATTTGGATGTATAACACAACTGACACTATTGCGACAGTTAACACAGCAGACTATTTCTTGACTGCTAATGACATCCTAACTACTAACGATATTATATTCGTAGTTAGTTCAACAGGTGGTACTCCGGTACACTCTATTGTCATCGTTAACGCTGCTTCTAGTTCAACAGTTGACGTTTCAGACGGTCTTACTATTACTGCGACTGACTCTGATTAATTTTAGAAACTGTGTGTCTCCGGCATTTATGCCGGGGGCATGCTTTAATTGAATAGAAAATTATGGCTGTTATTACTACGGATATTAGTATCTGCGCAGCCGCTTTACAGCTTATAGGCGCAGAAGAAATTGAATCTTTCTTAGATGAAACAAGAGAAGCGAGGATTTGTGCTTCTATATATCCAACAGTCAAAAAGGACATGTTGCAATCAAGCGCATGGCGATTTTCTATTAGGCAAGAAGAATTAAATAGATTAACTACAACACCTCTATTTGATTTCAGTTATGCTTATTCCTTACCATCAGATTTCTTACGCTTAGTAGGTAAACAGAATCCTACATCTAAGCACCAAATCTACGAAAACAAATTATATACTGACTTAACGCCAGTCTATGCGAGCTTACAATATGACGTGGATGAGCAATATTTCCCTGCGTATTTTACTCGCTTAATGCAATTAGAAATGGCTGCAATGCTTGCGGCTGCGTTATTAGAAGATGAAAACAAAGCAGATAAATTTGGGGCTTTCGCTAAAACACAAATGATTAAAGCGAGAAATATAGACTCACAAAATAATACTTCTAGCACTATACCAGCAGGAGCATTTAACTTAACTAATGTTAGATACTAATGGCACAAAAGGCTCGCATAAAAACAGTACAGGTAGGTTTCACAGCAGGCGAGCTTGACCCTGTTTTATTGGGGCGTATTGATAAAGAACTTTATTATAAAGGTGCTGCTAGACTACGTAATGTTGTAGTTAATCCTCAAGGGCATGTTACACGCAGACCCGGATTAGAATATATAGACAGCACCACTGGTAATGCTGCTTCACAATCCATAGAGTTTGAGTTTAATAACATCCAAAAATATTTAATCGTATTCACCGCTGGTGAGTTCAAAGTCTATAAAGATGATGTTCTACAAGCTACCGTAACTTCATCACCAATCAGTTCTTTAACTGCCGATCAAGTACAAGAAATGAAATTTGTACAATCAGCGGATACTTTATTACTTTTTCACAAAGATGTTCAAACCATTAAGATTACAAGAACGAGCCACACTTCGTGGA